TCGCCTCTTTGAGCAGGTGTCCAGTATTGAACTTGGAAAGAGACAGTAAACTCTTCAAGTACGTTTGAAGAATCGTAACTCAAATCAATTGCACTAATGGATGTTGGGAAAATATCATGGAACTTATAAATTGTTTCCTGAGAAACAGCTGCATTATTTGTATTCAAACCCTGACCAGTTCCAGCATCAGCACCCGTAGTTCTAATATTTGCGGGAAGTCTGGTCAATTGCTTAACATAAGCATCTACCATGTAGCTGTTGGGTTCAGTTGCTCCACTTGAATCTTGATATTGTGCAATGTAATTCATCCAATCTTCAAAGACTCTTCTGATGCTGAAGCTTTCGTCATTGATAACGGTTACTGACCACTCATCAAATGTTCTGTCACCAGCAACTTTAAAGTTTCTTCCCCTAAAGGGAACATCAATCATTCCGATGTTTGATGCTGGAAGTTGTGAAGCCTTGCACAGAATTTCAAAGGTTTCTCCGAGAGTTCCACCTCCAGGAATAGCACCAGGAATGCGAACTTCAAATAGATTGGGGCGGGCCCCGCCGCCAATCAGTGTTGATTTAAATTTTTGGATAGTTGATTCTGCCATTGTTAGTTCCTCCTTTTTTGTGTTTTAATTAAATCAAACAGTTCCAACAACTTCTTCAAATGCAACCCCAGTTCTAGTTGCAACAAATGTTAGAGTTACGTAGTTGATAGACTTGGCAGGCTTCAGGAAGATGTCAGCTCTAAACTCATTGTTGTCAATAACATCTGGTGTGTTATTTGAAGCATCACAAACAACTAGGAATCCATACAGACCACGTTTTGCCTGAACATCACGGAGGTATGGTTCAACAATGTTTCTGAAGTTCGCTCTTGTAATCTCATCGTTCAGTTCGAAGAGTTGAGCTTCCGCTGGTTTTCTAAGTGCTTGCTCGACAGTTAAGAATAGACGACGAACGTTAATTCTATCAAATGCCGATGCATAACCTAGAGCAGTCTTATCGCCAAAGAGAAGAATACCAATTCCTGGTTGAGCAACAATTGCATTAATTCTTTGTGGATAAAGTTGATCTCTTTGTGCCTTATTTGGACTGTATGCAAGTTTAATTGCATTATTTAAGATTCCTCTTTGTTGTCCAGCAGGAGAGAACCAAGGATATGCCTGGATGCTAGTTCTTACACATAGTCCAGCAACGTCTCCATTAGTTGGAATGTAGCGGAACTTATTGTTAAATCTATCAAAGGTGTACTTATATCCAGTATCAAATACTGCATAAGAAGATGAAGGGAGGAACGAGTAGAAAGCGATGATATTGTCGGTAATTTGGTCTGCGGTTAGATACTGTCTAAGTCCAGTTCCAAATTCTGGTTCCGATACAACATCTCCTCTATGTGGAGAAAGTGTTGCGATGCAATCCTTTCTGCTTTCTGCAATAGAAATAAGATGTGCTGCCTTTGCTTGAGATTCAAACTTATCTGCAAGTCCAGGGCCCATCAGTAAGTAATCAACTTCGATTTCATCTCTGTTTGCAAATAAGTCATAGGAGGTAATAAGATCTCCGAGTTCTGCAGTCATTGTTCCAGTTTCACCTGGTTCTGCGTCTGGATCTCCATAATCTTTACCACCCTGTAAGATATACTGGGCATTACCGATTGCACTGAAAGTTTTATCCTGCGACACTTCATTCCAAAGTCCTTCCGCTACAGTGTTTGTAGTGAATAACTCTGAGAATCCTGTCTGATACACCTCTTCATTATTTTCATTGTCAGAAGGGTTATCTCCTGCATAAATGTATTGTGAGAACTGTGCAAGATACTCTTTATACCAAATTCTTGTTCCTGGATTTACTGCAGAAATTGCATCCGTTGCCTTAGAAAGATTGAGGAATTTCTCTAAGAGATTACCTTGAATTCCGGTAACATCTCCAGTATCATCAACAACTGCAACGTGAATGCAGTCATTTCTACCATTTCTGTCTAGGACATATCTATTTGTAATTGGTTTGGGTGCAATCGATCTCCAGAAAATGTCAGCATTTACTAGATCTAGTTTTTGCTCGTCATACCAATCTTTAACAAGGCTTCCTCCAACTGGAAGTGTATATGAGGTAACTAGTCCGACCGAATCGTCTATGAAATTGACAGTTGTGTCTCCACCTGAAGCAGAAGAAGGTCTAATCGAGAATGCTCTGTTCTTTGCCTTATATGTAATGTATTCGTCTGCAGTTGTTGAAATTGCAACTCTGGAAACAATCTTTACGTCAACAGAATCATCTCTTACACCTGTTACGATACCTTTGATGTAACCAGTGAATGAAGTATTAACTCCTGTTGGTAAAGTATAAGTTACATTTTCCAGGGAAACAGTAACTCCAAGACCAACTCCGTTGTCATCTCTTGCAACAAGAGTATTAAATGCCTCTGAGTTAATGCTAATGATTTGGTCTGCTTTGTCATCAATAACACAAACCTTTAGATTATTTGACCAAGAACCTGGGTTCTTAGCGGCAAACATATATCCAGCAATATCATCCGCATAATTTAGGTTATAATCATCAAAGTTTTTAATCTTCAGTGAAGCTTCACCAACTGTAGAAATTCCATTAGTGGTGTAAATGTCTGAGATTGTAAATGTAACACCAAGACCAATAGTTGATGTTGTACCTAAACCAACAACAGTTGGTAGAATTGTGACAGTTTCATTTTCGTCAAAACCATTACCACCGTTTGTAACTGCAACAGTAACGGTTGAACCCAGACCTGCACCATTGTCAGCAACTGTAACCGTGAAGATTGCACCAGTTCCATCTGGATCAGTTGTGGTATATCCTGTGGATAGACCAACATTTCTTACAACATAAGTACCAGGTGTTCTTAGAGTACTTGCCGTACTAACAAGGGTGGTGTCAACAATTTCACCACTTCTAATTCTTCTTGCGTTTGCACTTACAAGTGATTCTCCATCTGTTCTTACGACCTTCATTACGCCGCCGTAAGAAAGGAAAGCCGAAGCGGTCATCCAATACTCGTATTGGCCGTCTAAGGAAAGTGGTTTTCCAAAAACACTGATTAAATCTTTTTCTGTTGGGATGTCGATAGGATCATCAACTGGACCTTGTGGGAAGGGAGCTGCAATTGCCCCAATATTGTCCAGTACATTATCAGCTCTTCCTACTGTTAAATCAACCTCTCTGACGAGTACGCCTGGAGATAATTGAGGAGTTGACATGTTTTTCTCCGTATCTCAGATTAACTAAAAATTATTTATTAAAAAGTCACTTTACATGGGCGGAAACGAGACGTGAATGCTTACCAGTCAGGATATTCCCATTTATCGAGCACTTTACTTGCCATTTTATTTGTTACTATCCTTTTGATGGTGCAATCTTTGCACTCATAAGAGTATGAAGATGCCACGGCTCCTCTATCTTTTCTAGTTCTGTAAAAACAATCTATTAAGTTTTTTTCCTCTCCGCATACTCTGCATTTTCTATCGTTGAGCAATAAATGTCCCAGATTGATCTGCTTATCTAAGTCCATTAAGTATACTCCCACATATATGCTCTATCACCATATTCATCTACATGCCACCTATCACCATCTTGGTCCACAAAACTACTTTCATCCAAACCATCTGATATAAAACCAAAAGGAGACATATCTTGTTCTATCTGATTTTTCTGTTCTTCATAAAGACGCTTTCTGACATCTTGGTCAGTAAGTTCCTTGAAATAGTCTTGTGCAACCAACCATGCATATATTACCAAGCACATCGCTAAGTCATCATTACACCCCTCTTCTGCTTCAAAAGAATTATGCTTTTGGATAAAGGTTGTTAATTCTGAAATAATCTCATAATCATTCAAATATAACTTATCTTCTTCGATCATTGTCTTTAGATTGAGACATCCAACCTTCTTTACCGTTTTGGACATCTTAACGCCAAGTTGCGTTTTTTTCCCAGAAAATCCTTGTCCAACAATTTGCCCAGCCCTTCCTCTCATAGAGCACATTAGAAGATTATTGTATTCCAAATCATATTGAAGAATACTTGCTACTTGGTCTCCAACATCATTTACTTCACATAAAATATATGCATTATTGTATGCCGTTGCTGCTTCATGTATGATACTAGGAAATAGCATCGGTTTAATTTCATTGTTTCTGTATTTTGCAACTACTCTGTGTGGAAATTGAGTAATATCAACAACGGC